TGTTGCCTGAAAATCGCAGGTCCTTTTATGGATAAACTGATTGAATCACCCTTGGATAATAGTAGGAGTCCAAGGGACCCGGCGTGTGAGTATGTGAACACAGGCAGCGGGCGAACTATCGATATCTGTGAACTGAACTTACTTACTCTGGTGTCAGTTCAAAAAGTATGTCTTCGGCATAATTCTCAAATCCCTGTCAAGAAAAACAGAAAGCTATCGTTGGCTGTAAAACGAAAAGCACAAACCGCCCCGGTAGTGAAAGCGGCGCGTCAGACGAAAAACGAAAAGAAGAGCACAGGCGCTCTTGCGAACCTGTTGGGTTTACTCGGAACAGGTGCTGGAGGGTTCCTCGGTGGGCCTTCTGGTGCTGCTTTGGGTGGATCCATTGGCTCTTCAGCGGGCAAGCTGATTTCATCAGTGACTGGTTTTGGTGATTACAAAATTAAGAGTAATTCATTGGTTAAGCATCTTGGTGGTGCTGCACCTGTTTTCATCAACAAAACAGACTCTGGAGTCAGGATTTGCAACCGCGAGATGGTTTGCAACGTAGGTGGATCCGTTAGCTTCAATGTTAATCGGTATCCCATCAACCCCGGAAATTCATTTATCTTTCCGTGGTTGTCAGAATATGCGCCTTTGTTCGAACAATACAAGGTCCATGGCATGATCTTCCATTACAATCCGTCTTCTGGCTACGTTGGTGCCGCCAGTCCCGCGCTAGGTACCGTGATGATGGCCACTCAGTATGATGTCTTTGATGGCCCTTTCTCTTCTAAACAAGAGTTATTGGGTTACCAATATTCAACGTCGATCATGGCTGCGAACCCTGATCAACACCCCATTGAGTGTGCACCAAATTCTATGCAATTCGACAAATTAAAGTGTCGTTTTGGTGCTGTGCCATCTGGAGCTACCCAACAGGCTTATGATGTTGGGCAATTCTCCGTTGCTACTGAAGGCATGCAATCGGCCTACGTGGTCGGAGAACTGTGGGTCACTTATGATATTGAATTCTTTAAACCAAAATTGACCCCGTGCTCTGGCGCAGAAATGATCAATAGATCTAATGCGCTATCGACTACGGCCTCGGCTACCAACCCATTCTCTGGTTGTTTGGATGGAGTTCAGTGTGAAAACCCTTTTAACAACCTCCCGGTTTTTACCACCCCCTCTGGAGTGACAAGGTGTAGCGTGCATCTCATTACCGCGACCACCCTCCATTTTGATAAGAAAGGAGAATATCTTTTAGTTATCAACTGGGAACAAGCTGCAGGGACCTTTACTGCTAATGGCGGTATTGTGGCCACTGGAGTTAATTTAGTCACGAAAAGTGCTCCCATGTTAGCGAACTTGGGGACGTTTTCCGCTACTGCTGCTGTCAGAACCTTGATTGTCGAGGTTCTGGAAGATTTCAACAACGTGACTGGGTCCAATAATTTACAATTTACTGGGCCAACTGGAGCGACAGCTGCCACATGCAGCATAATGGTTTGCTGTCTACCACAAGGAACTTCGACAATTACGTCTTCGGATTTGATTGTACGAACCACAGCTTTTGCTTCATAAGCTGAGTTGGTGACTTAATCACTCGCTGGTGACGTAATCACCCGTTGGTAACGACCCGCTTGGCAGCGTCATCGCCCCTAGTCAGTGACTCGTTGGTGACGTAATCACCCGTTGGCAACGGCCCGCTTTACCGCGTAGGTTAAAAGTTAGTCGCCCCTCGGGGTGTCTTTTATCTGTTTCCTGCCTCACCAGAAAACAAACATCTAGATGTTGTCCTGGACAACTTTCTAGCCGTCTTAAAGCATAAATCGAGCAATATGTTTGCAAAGGAAGTGATATCCAATATGTTGGAGTCACTACGTCCCAATTGGGAAGAAGCCAAAATTCCCACTGTTAAACTCGGTTTAATCGAGAAAATTGCAGAAGCTCGTAGACTTAAGGATAAAAGCAAAATTGAGAAATTGCAACACCAAATTGATGAGCTGGGCCCTCAATACAAGCCATTCAATTATGAAATGCGAAACATCTCCACGACAATCATCAAGCTTTTGCTGGATGCTGAGAGATCACAAAAATTGCATTACATTACTGTTGCCCAACAACGAGCTGTAACTAATGATTTAATGGTCGAGTTAAATAATAAGCTCGACGAATTAATGACCCGTGAGAAAGACCAGTTGAGTTCCCTATTGCGCTTTAAAAGGCATATTAGGAGTTTCTTGACTGCGCATGATTTAGTTGGCCGTAAAGGCGGGGGTCTGCAAATTGCGTCCTTAAAAGAGAATTCTGATAAGAACGAAAGGCAAATGGCGAAATATCTACATGTTTTGCTTAATGCCATTGGCATCGTACCGAAGAATCACCAAGATGCCATTGGTGAAGCGACTGATTTCCTTAAAGAACATCCACCTACTATTAAGAATTTTAGGAAATCGCACCACGGTGCAGAAAGAGAGATGCATGTTATTATTGAAGAAATTTTCAAGAAAGTGCACTCTAAAACTGCAGTCAAGAAAATCAAGTCACAAAAGATTGTTAAAGAAAATGATGAAGATGAAGATTTGGATCGAGTTGTGGCCAAGAAAAGGCGTAAGACTGTCAGTGTCATGAGAGATATTGATCGTAAAAGACTATTTGAACTTGTTTCTAATGGTCTAGCGATCGCCATGAGCATGCGACCAAAGAAGAATCACGTTGGCATTGTCCCGTTAGATCACGCACCATTGCGTAACAAGGCGATCGCGTATGAGAATAATGCGGTCGTACGCAAATTTGATCCCCGGATCATGAGGTATGTGGACGTGCTTTTACCCGCTGTTGGAGGGCATTGGAGAGTCGACAGGAAAAGGTCTAATGCCAAGTCGATGCCCGCAATTAGTCGTATCACCCGACTGCGTTCTAAACAATTTGTTGCCAATAGGCACACAGAACGTATTGATGGTCTGGTTAAGTACCTGAAAAGGTTACTTAATCCAGCACTCAAGGGTGATGAAGAAGAGATTGGTCGATTCCGAACCGCAGCCTATGACATCATCAAATCCAAGAAAGTTACTAAAGGAAATGCACTTACTTTAGCTACTCTTGCTGGCATGGATTGGGTCGAACCACAAACAAAATTGTCCAAACGCAAGCGCCGCGTTGGGCAAGCTGAAGCTTTAGCTGAGGCAATGAAGGGCGGTATAGAAATAAATCCAGGACCGCCCAAAAGAATGACGCGAGGTGATAGGAGGCAAATGAATAACATCGTTGTAGACGCTGTTAGGGCTGCTCTTCAAAATCAAGCACCACCACCGCAGCAAAATGCGGTACGCCCACCTCCTCGCCCTGCTGTCAATGTGAATGATCTTCCATTCGAGAAAGACGTTATTTACAGTGAACCTTTCGATATGCTAAATCCCACAATCTTATGTTGGGACTCAGAAATCAATCAACCTTTAGCTGTTCGACATGAAGACACCACTAGCGGGTTTTTACCATGGTTGCGTGTCGTACCGTATGCGTTCGACTTTGCAACAACGTTTTACACCGTTCGTGATTTTCTACAATATTCATTTGACGGTTATACTGTGATAGGATTTCAAAGACAGTACTTAAAATACTTATTTGATCTCACTCGTGCTTTTCTGATACGCTTTCTCGTCAAGCATTTGTTGGTATTGTTGATTCGGAAATTGGCGATAAGGCTCATTGATGAACCTTATCAGCATAACCGTCTTATCATTACCCCTTTGCCTGCCGCGGTGCGTCCCGCAGACATACGTGGGCATTCACAAATTAGTACCACGCTTAGAGCCAATCCGTGCATATACCGCGTTGACTTTCAGGTCAACAAGCAAACGCTCGTGCCACCCATTCTAAAGAGATTTATCCCAGGAGAAATTGTTCCCGCTCATTTTAGGGAGTTGGACATGACGTCTTTACTCAATTCTTATGATCCGCCTAAAGATTTCTACAAGGAAGGAGTTGAGTTAAGTGTCGAGCGTTCAGTTAGGGCTGTGAATCGGGATTATTCCGTCAATATGAATATTGTTGAATCCTTGAGCACTCGATCTGCAGCACCGGCTGTCTACACTGCTTTCGCTGCATGTGATGCTGTGTCTATGCGCAGATTTGCGAACCAATTGCCAAAGTGAGCCCATCTTGTATCCCCCTATACATTATGGGCGTGCACCCAGGGGAATATAATATTAACTTATCCCCCCCAACTAACACTTTGATAATTAAACCTAAGCGTGTTGCCCGTCACGCATTAACTAATCCAGAGGCTTTTTATTCTAATTTTCGTGTTTTTCAAGTGGGCACTAAACTTCCCGCTTTTGTTAAATATTTCTTAAATAGGAAGCATGTCGATAATGAACGAAACGCCGCACAACATCGTTTCGGTCGACTCATGGATCCTGGGGACCCTCATTTTGTTGCAGACATAACCCGTTTTGCTAAAAAATTCATCAAAAGGAAGTTACCCCAAATAACTGATTTAGAAGTCGAAGATTTCGAAGATTGGATAAATAATTCTAATTATCCCGGACCGAGAAGGAGATATCTACTTCAGCTTTTACGAGAGATCAAACGCATAGATTCAGATGTTACTGATGTGGAAGGCTTCTTAAAGTTTGAAGGGTACATGAAACCTAAACAAGCAAGAGGTATTAATTCTTATACTGATTTATCAAAATGCTTGCTTGGTAGGCTCATCAAAGCCGTAGACAAGAAATGGTTTTCTTTACCGTATTTTGTCAAAGGCTCTAATCCGCGTTCATGGCCTGATGAACTCTTTAAACGTTTTGGTTTAGGATCCGTTTTAACCACTGATTTCACGAGTTTTGAGGCCCATCATAGAGATAAATTCGCTGAAATTATTGCTTTCGCTTTTGAACACACTCTAGAGAAGATTACTGGCTTCAGATATCTTAAGCTCATGATTAAAGCGTTAGTACTTGGTAAAAATAAAATCAAATTTCCGATATGTGACATTTTAGTGTTGCAAAGATTAATGAGCGGCGCTTTATGGACTTCTAGCGCCAATGGCTTATTAAACCTTATCATTATGATGTATCTTTACCTAAAATCAAAATATCCACAAGTGGATGGTGCAGACTTAATCGACTTTATTGAAGAATTCGTCGGTTTGGTCGAAGGAGATGATGGTATTTGTGCCAATACTGGCATGGATGATGATTTACCATCTAAAATCTCAGTCATCCTTAAATGGGAGCGACATGAAAATTATAGCACCGCTGGATTCTGCAGTATTTATTGTGGAGTCGGTTCAGCTTTCGTCGTTAAAGACCCCCTTAAAATTTTATCCTCTGTTGGAGTGCATCCTATGAAGTACCATGGTTTGAGAAAATCTAAGTTGGATGCATTAGACAGATGTTGGGCGTTATCCCATGCGTACGCTTTTCCAGGTTGTCCGATATTATCTTCTGTATGTCGTTGGATCCTGGATAATACTCGCACTGTTGATGTGTCTTGCATTTTATTGAAATTGGACTCTAGAGTTCATGATCATTATATTGCAGGGCGCCAACTCATGCGACAAACGCGTACCCCATCTGATCATTACGGTGATCTTTTCGTTCCAGTGACGGACGAAAGTCGTGATGTTGTTTCAAGAGTTTTCGATTTTGATCACGCTCTACAATTAGAGATTGAAAAAGCTTTTAATACAACTGAGCGCGTAGTCTACGTGGACTTAGACAAATACGTGGATAAGCAGATGCTCCATCATATTTATACACACGTAGTCAATGATCCACGGGTCTACCCACCACCCCTTTGTGCCATTGTTGATGTATTCAAACAGGTTAGTGGTGATGCTACCCGTAGTTACCCCCTTCGTATTACGGGTAATGTACACGAATATCTCGTGTAGGAGATTTCTTTCATTTGTTTCTCCCTTTCTCTTCTTTTCTAATTTAATGATTTTATTTTCTAAAATGATTTCACCTCCCCGGTACACTATGAGAAAATTCAGTGAAGAGCTGATACCTATTAGTGTTGACAGACTTTAAAGGCGCCG